TTTCTGGGTCCACGGTTAACGGATCTTTTATAATTGCAAAAATTAATGATACAACATACTCCTTTGACACAACTGTTAATAGTACTATAGTAGGCAACGGAGGAGGTTTTCCAGTTTTTGCAGGACCTGTAAATAATAGAGGATAATTATGAGTGGAATTTCTAAATATACATATTCAACACTAACAACAGCTATAAGAGATTATACAGAAGTAGGTGCTACTGTTTTAACTCAAACTATTATAGATGGTTTTATTATGGCAGCAGAGAATAGAATTTTTTATGAAATACCTATGGACTCTGATAGACGTCAACAATCTACAACTATGGTTACAGGACAACAAACTCTTAACTGTCCAGATGGTGCTTTATTTACTAGAGGGATACAAGTTTACACAGCTACAAATGGAGCTATTACAGGAGCTAGTACTTGGTTAGAAAAAAGAGATCAAACTTTTTTAAACGAATATATTTCAGCAAATACAACAACAGGAGTTCCTAAATACTACGCTCAATTTGGAGGAGCTACAGCTGCTGGAACAGGAACGTCAGGTCATTATATGTTTTCTCCAGTACCTAGTGCTACTTTTTCAGTTCAAATACATTATAACAAAATGCCTGTTGGTTTAGGATCAGGAGGCGATGGTAACTCTGATACCTATATTAGTACTTATTTTTCACAAGGTTTATTATATGCTTGTTTAACAGAGGCTTTTGCCTTTTTAAAAGGTCCAACGGATATGTTGACACTATATGAAAATAAGTATAAACAAGAAATAGAAAAACTTGCAGCATTGCAACTTGGAAGAAGAAGAAGAGATGATTATACTGATGGTACAGTTAGAATTCAGGTTCCTTCTCCTTCACAGTAAATAGGGATTAAAATATTATGGCAATAACATCAGCAATAGCTAACTCATTCAAAGTAGAAATTCTACAAGGTGGACACAACTTTAACGATGGAAGTGGTGCACCTACAGGTAACACTTTTAAGATTGCTTTATTTTCAAGTAATTCAGCTTCATTAAGTAAATCAACAACTGCTTACACAGCTCCATCATCAGCTAACGCAGTTCCAACTAACACACTTGAAGTTAGTCAAAGTCAAACGGACGGTGGCGCTTCAAACAGTGGTTATACTGCAGGTGGAGCAACATTAACAGCTTCAGCTGATCCAGTTTTATCCGGAGACACAGCGTGTGTAAAATTTAACGATGTTAGTTTTACTTCAGCTACATTTACAGCAAGAGGTTGTTTAATTTATAACTCAACAGCAGTTACAGGATTCACAACTAACAGAGCGGTTTGTGCTGTAAACTTTGGTGCTGACAAAACTGTAACAAGCGGAACTTTCACAGTTCAATTTCCAGCTCAGACTGCAGGCAACGCAATCGTTCAGATAGCATAGGAGGGTTACCATGCCCGATGTATCATCAGGATGGGGCCGACTAACTTGGGGTCAAGCAGGTTGGAATTCAGCTACAACATTACAAACAGGATGGGGTGCTAAATCTTTTGGTGAAGATGAATGGGGAGATCTTTCTGATTCAAATATTTTACTTACTGGTTTATCTGCACAAACATCTATTGGAGTTTTATCAGCAGAAATAAGACCTGGTTGGGGTACATTATCTTGGGGTATTAATGGTTGGGGCTCTGTAGAAGAAGCCAACGAAACATTACCTGGTTTTTCTTTATCAGCAAACTTAGGAACATTAATTGTAGATGACCAAGCAATGGGCTTAACAGGTCTATCTGCACAAACTGCAATAGGTAGTTTAGTTGCTACTGGAAGTTTATCATTAGCATTACCTGCTTTAAGTTTACAATCTACAGTAGGACTTTTAATAACAGATGATCATTCTGTCGGTTTATCTGGACTATCAGCAACAAGTGCTGTTGGAGCTCTTACTGCTTTACCAGAAACTATAACAACTTTATCTGGACTATCAGCAACAGGTGCTGTTGGTGAAATTGAAATAAACTCTAATTTAATATTACCTATATCAGGTGTGTCTGCAAGCACTGCTGTTGGAAATATCTCACCAGCTGATGTAATGGGATTAACTGGTTTATCTTCTTCTTCTGCAATAGGTTCATTAACAACAGGACAAGTATCTATTGCTAGTTTAGTAGGATTAGGTCAATCGGCAACAGTAGGATTAGGTACAGTATTTACTCAATTTTATGCAGATGTTGACACAGGAACTAATAGAACGTATAATGGTATTTCAACAGGTACGAATAGATCATATTCTAATGTTGCAACTGGTACGAATAAAACGTATACAGACGTTAGTACTTAATAAGGAATTAAATTATGGCATCATCATATACACCTCTCGGTATAGAGAAAATGGCAACTGGCGAAAACGCTGGTACATGGGGAACAAAAACAAATACTAACTTAGACATCATTGAACAAATTTCTGGTGGTTATTTAGGTGTTTCAATTGCTGGTGGAGCAGGAACAACTACTTTATCTAAATCAGATGGTGCTACAGGTTCTGCCGTAGCTTCAAGAGTATTAAAATTTACAGGATCAATCTCTGGAAATAGGATTGTTACAATGCCTGTTTTAACAGAAAATTTTTATTTAATTGAAAATGCAACTACAGGATCATATACAGTTCAATTAAAAGCAGCCTCAGGATCAGGTGCAACAGTAACTTGGGCAACAGGTGATAAAGGCTGGAAGCTAGTTTATTTTGATGGTGTAGCAACTAACACAGGTGTTTATGAAATACCATTATCTACAGCAGGCACAGTAACAGAAACTGGTACTCAGACTTTAACAAACAAAACTTTAACATCACCTAAAATTGGTACAAATATTTTAGATACTAATGGAGCTGAATTACTTAATGTAACAGCTACAGGTTCAGCGATTAATGAACTTACTTTAGCAAACGCCGCTTCAGGTGGAGCACCGGTTATATCTTCAACTGGTGGAGATACTAATATTGGTATTACTTTAACTCCAAAAGGTTCAGGAGCCGTAAAACTAGATTTACTTACATTTCCTACAGTAACAGGATCAGCAGATCAAATTATGACATCTAACGGATCAGGTGTTTTATCTTTTGTAGATAATTCAGGTGGTACTTCTTGGCAAGCAGTTAAGACTTCAGGATTTACAGCAGTAGGTGGAGAAGGTTATTTTTGTAATACAACATCAACAGCATTTACAGCAACATTACCAGCAGGTAGTTTAGGTGATGAAGTTACATTAGTAGATTACGCAGGCACATTCGATACAAACAATTTAACAGTAGCACCAAACGGATCAGAAAAAATTCAAGGTGTTGCAGCAAGTCTAACCGTTTCAGTTGAAAGAGCTGGTTTAACATTATGCTATGTTGATGCTACACAAGGCTGGCTGCTAAAGGATAAATAATCCAATGGCTACTTTTAAAGGTATAAAAGGTTTCACAGTTCAAACTTTATCATCTGACCCAACTACAGCAGATTCAGTTGGACAATTTTATTTTAACTCTACAAGTAATACTTTTAAATACGTACAACCTGGAACAGTTGGTGCTTGGGCATCAGGTGGTAATTTAGGTACAGCTAGAGGTAGTGGAGCTTCAATAGGAACACAAAATGCTTCTTTGTTTGTTGGAGGAGAAAATCCACTCTCAACACCTTCTGTATTTGGACTTACTGAATCATACAATGGTTCATCTTGGACAGAATTAGCAGATTTAAATACAGCAAGACAAGGAGCAATAGGTTCAGGGACTCAAACAGCAGGTATTGTAGCTGGAGGAGGAACAACAGCAGATGTTGAATCTTGGAATGGAAGTTCTTGGTCTGAAGTTAACAACTTAAATACAGGCAGAAAAAACGCACATTCATTTTTAGGTGGTTTACAAACTGCTTCACTTGTTATTTCAGGACAGAGTGGACCCCCAACTAATGTTACGGTTAATGTAGAAAGTTGGGATGGAACAAATTGGACAGAAATTGCAAATGTAAATACAGCTAGAAGATTTGGTGCTGGAGCAGGAACGCAGACATCAGCTTTATTTTCAGGAGGTGGTAGCACTACAAATGTAGAAAGCTGGAATTCTACTTCTTGGACAGAAACTACAGAACTTAATACCGCAAGAGGGGAAACAGCTGGTGCAGGTTCAAGTAACACAAATGCTTTAGTTTTTGGAGGAAATCCAGCTATAGCAATTACAGAATCATGGAATGGATCTACTTGGACAGAAGTTGCTGATATGGCAACAGGTAAAAATAACAGAGGCGGTACAGGTAGTAATACTGCAGCTTTAGCGATTGGTGGACAACCTGGAGCTACAACAGCAACAGAAGAATGGACAGTTCCAGACGTATCAATAAAGACCGTGACAACAAGTTAAAAGTAATTTATAATAACAATAACAAGGAGAGAACTATGGCAAATAAATATTGTACAGCGAATAACTGGGGAAAGGATTTTTTCACTCATGAAGAGAGAACTAATTTTTATCTATCTGGTCAGCCTGGAAATGTTTGGGTTGTAGGCGATAATACTCATGGTGATGCATGGATAGCTAAAGTTTCAGGTGTTTCTAAAACGCAAGTTGAAGCACAAGCTATTGTAGATGCAGTAATTACAACAGCGCAAGCTGCTTGGGATGCAGAATCAGATGAGTATAAAGCTTCACATTCAAGACCTACAGATATCACATTACCGTAGTAAATTTTTATGGCAGATTATAAAGGCATAAAAGGTTTTAACGTTCAGAGTTTAGCTACTGATCCAGCAACTCCAGGTGCAGTTTGGTCATCAGGTGGAGCTTTAAATACAGCTAGATTTGTTATGGGTGGAACAGGTACTCAAACAGCGGCTATAGTTTTTGGTGGTGAAGGACCTCCAGGTGCTTCACAAGTTATTACAGAAAAATATGATGGTACATCTTGGACTGAAGTAAATGATATGCCAGCAATAAG